CGGTTTGTAGCAGCGACAATGATAATGCCTTCATTAGTTTCAAAGCCATCCATTTCAACTAGCATAGCGTTTAGTGTTTGATCACGCTCATCATTACCTGATATACCGTTTGCTCTTGAACGACCAACAGCATCGATTTCGTCAATGAAGATAATGCATGGTGCATTCTTCTTTGCTTGTTCAAACATATCTCTAACACGACTAGCACCAACGCCGACGAACATTTCAACGAAGTCGGAACCAGAGATAGAGAAGAAAGGAACATTTGCTTCACCAGCAACCGCTCTTGCTAACAGTGTCTTACCTGTTCCTGGAGGTCCGACGAGTAGAACACCCTTTGGAATCTTTCCACCAAGTCTATGAAACTTTTCTGGTGATTGTAGAAACTCTACAACCTCTTGCAAGTCTTCTTTGGCATGATCAACACCAGCAACATCATCGAATGTTACCTTAGTCTGATTTTCAGTAAGAAGTTTGGCCTTAGACTTACCAAGTCCCATAACACCGCCCGGACCTCCGGCTCGACCTCGTGATAGAAAAATCCATAGTGCGAAGAATAGGAAAACAGGAAGTAGATTGATCAATAGACCAAACCAAAAATTACCTTGTTCTTCTTTAACTGTGATATTTACTTTGTGCTGTTCAAGGCGAGGGAGTAGATTACTAACTCCGGTGACTGTGGTGGTGAACTGTCGGTTATCCATATAATGTCCGACAACTTCGGTTCCTATAATTGTTACATCATGAACTCTTCCAGCATCGACTTGTGCAATAAAGTCACTGTAGCCGATTTCACTGATTGCTTTCTGTTTAGGATTATCAAACATAAAGGCAACTAGACCGATGGTCAGTCCAATAAGTATAATCCATGGTAAATTCTTTTTAATCATATCAAACTTCCTTAAGTTTATCGAAGTATTTATACAGTCTCGACCTGTAAGGCCTCATTGTATATGTCCATCATAAAGTGTTTCATTTTACCGCTATCTAATGGTAATGTTAGCGTATCGATATACTTACGAAGGATCGTAGGGGTATCTTCCGCTTCATTTACTTCGTCTGCTTCTTCGTTCTCTAAGAGAACTGTTGGATCTTCTACGACCGTGATATCTAAAGGACTTGCCTTATAGATAGAATCAAATAGTAGATCGAAGGCATATGGGTTAGACTTATTGATAACAACAAGCTTAACATAAGTATTCTTATATCTAGAAAAGTCTGTTTTCTGTATCTTCTCTACGATTTCAGGATTAGCAACATCATCATACTTTGCAATCCTAAACATTCTATATGGATTCTGGACGAACTCTAAAACTCTGGACCCCGTATCAAATAACGAAAAACCTCGGGGATCATTATAATCATGCCAAGTATATTCTCCAAAAGCGCCAATATAGGATACATTACCAATAGTGCTACGATGATGATAGTGACCTGAATATACCTTATCAAATTTATCAAATGCGATGCGTTCCATACCATGGTCTGATATCTGTCCTCTATGCATTGTAAAGCCTGTCAACTCAAGGTGACCCATGAGAATAGATGCTTTAGGTTTGGTGATTGCTTCTAGTGCTTCTGCACGATTGGAGTCTGTGATCCATGGCATTAGCTGAATGTCTAAGCCATCAATGTTGATGATTTCAGGAACTGAATAGATGTTAATATTAGAGTATCTACCACGGACAACTTCGTCTAGAGCATTGACCTCGTGAGTATCTTTGTAATACATATCATGATTACCAACAACGATATGCGTTTCAATACCTCTTTCTGCTAGAGGTTCAAAGAAATCTTCACGAAGGCGCTTGGCAGACATAAAGTTGATATACTTACGGCGATCATAGATATCACCAAGATGAATGATATGCTTGATACCATGTTCATCAATCTGATTGAAAAACCATTGCCAACATTGCTTTTGATACAACTGAAATGCCGGGTTGTCATTTCTGACCCCGGCATGTGTATCTGTTACCATCGCAATCTTTGCCATACCCAATCCTTAAAGTCTAGTATTAAGTTCAAAGAAACAGTATATATCATAAAGATGATATTGTCAATCGTCTTTGGTAATTTCATTATAGATATCAACCTCGGATTGTCTTATCCATCCCAAATTGATCATTCTACGAAACACCTTCTGCTTATCCTCAGGGTTAAGCGGAACAGGTTCTACGATCTTATCACAAAACCATTCTAAGTTTTGCTCAATCTCTTTAACAATATCATCCGTGTCCATTATCGTGGTCCCATCTTATATCGAGTTGACTGAACCATTTCCTGATCATATTCTAGTAAAGCCTTATCAATAGCTTTACGAATACCTTCTAGTCTCATTCGATAGTTACTACGAATATGAACACGCTCACCTTTATTCTTAAGGGATGTGATCAATGTCTGTACCTGAAAGGGCACATCATACTGATTCTCTTCCGTCATCATTCTCTCCTTCAACAAACTTTTCTAAGCCTTCCTTGGCCTTCTTTCTTTCGAGTTTCTTTAGAAGTTCTCTTTCCTCAAAATCTCGTATGAAGTCATTAATGTTATCATAGATGTTTGAAGAAATCAAGTGATTTCCATCGGCATCAATCATAAGTGAGGCATCATTAGTATGCAGAACACTTTCTTGAAACCTCTTATACATTATATATTTGTTCTTCTTTTCTTTGTTCTTCCTTCTCTGAAAGGCGTAGTAACTAATCTGTGTGAAGTATGCAAAGGGGTTCTCTGACTTCTCGGGATTGAAGTTATCGAAATACATGAAACAGTTTTCAATTGCATCCGATATCATTTCATCACGATATGAGTAGTTCATGAACAAAGGCTTGGTGCTAAGATGCTCCGCAATGTCCTTAATACACTTACCAATGTAGTTTGAGATAACAGGCTTTGTTAGTCCATGCTGTTCTGCATAGGCACACTGTTTCTTGTATTCTACAATCTCTTCCAAAAACTTCTTATTATCTACATAATGACGCTTAACTTTTTTTGCCATTTTATTCACTTTCTTTCATTTTTGGGCTTGACAACATTTTCAACTTAGGGTATAATGGTCTTTAAGAAACCACCACCTAAACCTTAACCAAGAGCAACCGTCGAGCGAAGCGAGACAAACTTGCGTTAGCAAGTTCACCTTACTTGAACCCTGGTTCGGTAAGTGTAATAAGTTTCGCTATCTGCTTCTCAAGGATAGGACCTCTGTTAGGCCACTTGATGATAGGCTGATCGGAGTTCTTTGCTAGGTTCTGTAGCAAAGGCATATAAATCTTCCTAATAGCTTCTAATCTCTTTTTAAGATCGGCCACTTCGTCTTGTGTCGGTGCGATGGCGTCTGCGATAATGTCGTCTTCGTTACCGAAAGAAAAGCCGAAATCATCGGTTAGGTCCGCATCGTCAAATGTGAGATATGGATTAGTTTCTTTTGTGGTGGTCGTTGCCATTAGTGATATATCCTTTTCTGTGCGAATGCTTCAAGAGCCTCGGCTATACTATCTTCCTGTTCTTCTGTAAGACTTAGTTCGTCATTGGCAGGATCATTATACTTTAGGTACTCACTAACACTTTCCCAATAGGACGCATTAGTTTTTTCTGATACATCTGTTATTATCATAATTTTTTCGGATTGTAAAGTAAATTCTTGCGTTTCAACCATTCTAGGAAAGACCCATGGCATAAAAGCAATACTATAGAAGCCAGTTTTCTCAGAAGGTATATAAACAACTTTAAGAGGATGATAAAGATGATACATTAGATTATCATCATCACCAACCTCTACTACTTCCGCTATTAAATCATCCCCATTATCGAGACGAATAAACTTTGCTCTAGGATATTCACTGTAATCATCCATCATCTATCCTTCATGTTTATTTTGTAGATTTTGAACTCGAACCCTTCTTCACCATAGACTTTGAGTCTTTCAAAGAAATGCTTAAGGGTAAAGTTCTCTCTTGCTTTCCACTTAAAGTCATCGGCAATGTCATAGAGAGTGGCGGATTTTTTCTTGTCACTAACCCGAAGCCCTCTACCGATTGATTGTAAGTTACGGATCTTGGACTTGGAAGGAGATGCAAATATGACGTTATCCAAGGCCACGATGTTAGTACCAGTAGACAAAACACCAACGGACCCAACAATAATAGCATTACGCTCGTTCTCGACGATCCTTCGAATTTCTTCTCGGTCTTCAACCTCAGTTCCTCCATGTATATAAAATACTTTTCTGCCTTCTTTTACACGCTTATTTAGCATGTCGTATAAAACGGCTCCATGCTTCTCCACATAGTTAAATAGCAGTAGAGTATTGCCCTCTAAGGAGAGGGCAAGATTTACAATGAACTTGTTTCGCTCCTTATTAGATACAATATAGTCAATCTCTGCCTGATAGTCGGCAGTCTTCATATACTGACATTCTTCGTCAGAGTATTTTAGCAACAGGCACTTGATGGTTAGTTTAGCAAGCTGTTCCTTATCCATCAGTTCTTTAGATGTAGTTGCTTTATAGATTTCACCAAACAAACCGGTAAGCACCCATTCATGCGTCTTAGCACCAGATAGAGTACCAGTAACACCGATACGATACGCAGCATTGGTACACTTAGAAATGATATCAGATAGTGCCTTTGCTTGTGCTTGATGAACTTCGTCACAGATTACATAATCAAACTTCTGAAAGTATTCTTTAGGTAATCTTTGTAGTGACTGCCAGGTAGATATGATGATAGGATGCTCTGCCTCTTTATCACGACCTGAATATACTCTCCAACAATACT